AGTATTACAGGTGTTAATTTTGGTGACTCAGGTTCAACCAATGCTGGATATATTTGGTATAGACATAATGGCGATTCATTAGCTTTTTCTACTGCTGGAACGGAAGCTCTCAGAATATTAGCAAATGGAAACGTTGGAATAGGCAACACAGCACCAGCCAAAAATTTACACATAACAGATTCAAGTTCACCGACTATAAGGTTTTCAAGAGACAACTCTTTTTATTGGGACATAGGGCATACCAGTAGCGATTTCCAGTTTATATCTGAATCAGGTGGCACAGTTCTGCACATGAATTATGATGGAAACATTGGTATAGGAACTGATTCGCCACAAGGTACTCTTCATGTAGAAGGTGCAGCAGGTGTATCAGGTGGTGGTATTATTTATGTTACTGATGCTGATAATGGAAGCACAGCAAGTGATGCTTTACAAATTTCTAAATCAGGCGATACAGCTTTTATCTACAATAGAGAAACTTCAGGTAATTTACAATTAGGTGCAGGTGGTAATGCAAACCACATGATTGTTAGAACTGACGGAAAAGTTGGAATTGGCACAACTTCACCAGCAGAAAAACTAAGCATAGAAGATGGCGATATTATTGTACAAAACGATACAAAGGTTACTTTTGGTTATAGAGGAACATCAGCTTCAAGTGCATTAGCTTTTAGAGACAGATTTGCAGGTGTAGATAGAGTAACCATTAGTGCTGCTGGAAACGTTGGAATTGGAACTGATTCGCCAAATTACCTTCTAGATGTTGAAGGCTCTGGCTCAGCAGTACGCGTCAACTCTACTTCTGGAGATTCTAATATACATTTACGAGTTGCTGATACTACAAGTCTTAACATAATAAATTTTGGTGACTCTGGTTCTTCAACTGCTGGACGTATTCTTTATCGTCATACTGGTGACTCAATGGCATTTAATGTTGCTGGTAACGAAGCAGTCCGTATTATAAATGGTGGAAACGTTGGAATTGGCACAGTTTCGCCAAACGCTAATCTTCATGTTTTGTCTTCAGGTAATGGTGAAATAGAAATAGAAAGAGCTAGTGGTGCTTTAATTAATTTACAAGCACAATCTGCAAGAGGTGTTATAGGTACAGACACAAACCATGAACTACAATTAAAAACTAATGGTTCAGGCAGAATGACCATCAATACTGCTGGAAACGTGGGAATAGGCACAACAAGCATAGGAAAAACATTAACAGTAGGTGGTAGCGGTCTTAGAGTACAAAGCACAGCAAGTGCAGATTTTTATAGTACAGGACAAGATGCTTTGGTTGTTAATAATGGAACAGCTAATTTAAGATTTTGGAATAATGGAAGCGAGAGAGCCAGACTGGATTCCTCGGGCAATCTACTTGTTGGTAGACCCTCAACACTAAACAACGCTCAGACATCAATTAAAGGTGCTTCAGGAAAGCAAGTTTTAACTTTACAAACAACTACAGATGGAAATAGTTTTATTCAATGTTATAACTCATCAACAGTTTTAGCTTTCCAAGCTCGAGGTGATGGTGATGTATATATCGGTGGTGATTTAGGAATAGGCACAGCTTCGCCAAGTCAAGCCTTGCACGTTGAGAGTTCAAGTTCTGGTACATCTAAAATAGTTGGTGCTTTGATAAACCCCAATTCAGGTGTTGTAGGGACAGGTGCACAACTTTGGTTATCAGGTTCAAATGCTACAACTCGAGGTACATATATTGAAGGTCAAGTAAGAGGGACTGGCAATAAGCATGACTTGATTTTTGCAACAAGCGGAGATGCATCAACACCCGCAGAACGCATGAGAATATCGTCAGATGGAAAAGTTGGCATTGGCACTAGCTCTATTGACGGTAACAGTAATCTACAGATACAAAACGATTCTGGAAATGCACTATTACGCCTTCGTTCAAGTACATCAGGTATTTCTGGAGTAGACTTTGGTGACAGCGGTGATATTGATATAGGTGGTATACGTTACATCAATTCTTCTAATTATATGCAGTTTAATGTCAATGCCACAGAACGCATGAGAATAGACTCATCTGGAAACGTTGGCATAAAAACAACTGACCCTGACGATGGAGATTTTCAAATTGGAGATGCTAATTCACCATTTAATATTGGAATAGCAGGACCAAGAGCAAAGTTTGGTTATGATGGTGCTTCTTCGGCTGTTGTTCAAGGTGGTTCATCAAAAGGAATTAAATTTTGTGTCAATAATAGTACCTTGGGTTCAGGAGAGGCTGGACGTTTTGATACATCGGGCAATTTTTTAGTTGGTGGAACTTTTTATGGTCAAGATGATAGTTTTTCAGTAACTGCTAATGGTGAAATACTTGTAGCTAGAGCTTCAGGTGCTGGAAGAACTATGGCATCTTTTAAAAATGGTGGAACTAGTGTTGGCTCAATCACAACCACTACTACAGCAACCACATACAACACATCATCAGATGCAAGATTAAAAGACGTTACAGGTGAAGCTCGTGGTTTAGAAGTAATTACCAAACTAAACCCAGTAGCGTATAATTGGAAAGCAGATGGTAAAGCAGACGAAGGTCTTATAGCTCAAGAAGTTAAAGAGCTAGTACCAAATGCAGTAACAGGTTCTGAAGATGAGCATTATCAAATGGATTACAGTAAACTTGTAACACATCTTGTTAAAGGCATGAAAGAACAACAAGAACAAATAGAATTTTTAAAAGAAGAAATTGCTAACTTAAAAGGAGAATAACATGGCAAATACATACAATTGGGATTGTAAAACAGTAGATGTTTATCCCACATACGAAGAACACAGTGACACAGTTTACAATGTGCATTGGAGATTAAACGCTGAGAGCAGCGAGACACACGAAGTAGATGGTCAAGAAGTACCATATACAGCTAGTGTTTATGGCACTCAGTCTTTATCACTTGATGATATTGGTACAGACTTTGTACCTTTTGCAGACTTAACCAATGCAGTAGTTACTGGTTGGGTTGAGGGCATCATGGGTGAAGAGGAAGTAGCAAACTTAAAGTCTGCTTTAGATGCTAAGATATCTGAAGAGATAACACCTACGACTGAAACAAAAACTATAGGCGAGTAAAATATTATGGCTGATACTTATACAACTAACTTACAACTAAGAAAACCAGAGGTAGGAAGTTCTACTAATACTTGGGGTACTAAACTTAATACAGATTTAGATCAAGTAGATGCAGTCTTCTCGGCAAATGGAGCAGGAACAAGTGTTGGCCTACATGTGGGAACTGGTAAAAATTTAAAAGTAAATGGTACATTAACAGCAAGTACTGATGTATTTTTAAATGGAAACGGAACACAAAACGCATTAAAGTTTGTTGATGAAAATGGTTTCTCAGTTGGACTAAAAGCACCAGCAGATTTAAACGATACAAACATAACATTGGTGTTACCCGACACTACAAACACATCTAATGGTACAGCTTTAATTGCTACAAACGTAACCAATAATGTTGTAACCCTAGGATTTGGCACACCACCAGTTACAGTAAGTAATTACTTTGCAACATCTGGACTATCTAGCAAAGACCTAGGAACAGGCTTACATCTTAAGACTGGTAGTGCTGGAACAATATCATCGATAGTATCAAATACACAGCTTGTAATAGAGAACGATAATAATACAGGTATTATGTTGTTGAACCCAGGTTCAAGTACAGGAAACATTCTTTTCTCCAGCTCCAACGGTTTTGTTAATGGAAGAATACAATACAAACACTCAGATAACTCCATGCGATTTAGCACCAATGGAAGTAATGAGAGGATGGTTATTAATAGTAGTGGAGATTTAAATTTTGCACAAGGTCAATTACAATTACTTGCTGATAACTCTGCCACGACAACAACTGCAAAATGGGATAGAGGCTCAGGACAAGGTGGTAATACCTCTACAGCTTTACAATTCTGTCATGGTGGAAGTGTAAAGGGAAGTATTGGTTATACTGATGGAAGCACTTCATATAATACTTCTTCAGATTATCGTTTAAAAGAAAATGTTAATTATACATTTGATGCAACAACAAGATTGAAACAACTTAAACCTGCTAGGTTTAATTTTAAAGTTCACAAAGATGAAGCTGGTAATATTACAAAAACCATGGACGGTTTTTTGGCTCACGAAGTTTCAAGCGTAGTTTCAGAAGCGGTGATGGGTGAAAAAGATGCTGTAGATAATGATAATAACATTATTATACAGCAGTTAGACCAAGCCAAACTTGTTCCACTTCTTACCAAAGCACTACAAGAAGCTATTACAAAAATAGAAACACTAGAAGATAGAATTAACGCATTGGAGAATTAAATGCCATTAATACAAGTGACTCCTCCACCTGGCATTGTCACTAACGGTACTGATTATGCCAACAAAGGAAGATGGACAGACGGTGACTTAGTACGTTTTGAAAACGGATACCTAAGACCAATCGGTGGATGGACAAAACTCAACACATCAGCTCTTACTGGTACTCCTACTGGTATGTTCTCCTACATAACCAATGGCGGTAAAAAAGTATTAGTAGTTGGAACAAGAGAAACCATTAATGTTTTAATAAACGATACTTGGTATGACATCACACCATCAGGTTTTGTTACAGACGCATCTTTTGATCCTTTAGGATATGGTGCATATCACTATGACGTTGAAGACTATGGTGATGCACGTTCACAATCTGGTTTATTATTTAACACTAACTCTTTTTCTTTTGACAACTTTGGCGAGATATTACTTTTTTGTTGTCCATCAGACGGAAGAATATTTCAATGGAATCCAAACACACCTAGCACAATAGCAGCACCCGTTTCAGGTGCGCCAACTAACTGTTCTGGTGTATTAGTTACCAACGAAAGACACGTTGTAGCTTTGGGCGCAGGTGGCGATCCAAGAAAGATACAATGGTCATCAAGAGAAACACTAACAACATGGACTGCTGCATCAACTAATACTGCTGGTGATTTACAAATACCTACAGGTGGTAGAGTACTAAGTGCAGTTAAATGGCAAACAGACGTTATTATCTTTACTGATACTGGTGTAGCTAGATTGTATTACACAGGTTCTCCTTTTATCTATGGCATACAAGACGCTGGTACTAACTGTAAAGCAATCAGTCCAAGAACAGTTATAGCTGCTGATTCATTCTTATGTTGGATGGGTGAAAACTCATTCTTTGTATTTGATGGATCAGTCAAAGAAATAAAATGCGAAGTACATGATTTTGTTTATGACAATATAAATAGCCCATATAGAAAAACATCATGTGGTGGTCACAACTCTAACTTTAATGAGATGTGGTTTTTCTTCCCTGTTGGCACAGATCAGTTAACACCAAACAAATATGTTATCTGGAACTACATAGAGAACGTATGGAGTATTGGATCAATGGATAGAGGATGTTGGTTAGACCAAGGCGTATTAGATTTTCCAACAGCATGTGATAACGCTGGTTTTGTTTACGAACACGACAGCACAACATTAACTAACTCAGAGAACTTAGGTTCAGCAGTACCCTACGCAACGTCAGGGCCTATTGAGATAGGCGTTGGTGATAACTATGTACAATGCAATCAGATTATCCCAGATGAAGAAGCAAACACCTTACCTGGAGTTGTATTAAGTTTTACAGGAAGATTTACACCACTTGGTGCAGAGACAGATTTTGGTAGCTTTACTTTTGAAACTGATGGTTACACAGACGCAAGATTTACAGCAAGACAAGTTAAGATGAAAGTAACAGGCGACACAGACCAGTTATTTAAAGTTGGTAATATACGACTAGATGTTAAAAAAAGAGGTCGTAGGTAATGGCACGAAAGGCATTAAGAAGACCAGGGCCAGTATTAGATACAGATTATCAAAACTATCTGATTTCTGAAATAGAGTACAGAGACGGGTTAGCATTTAAGAAAGGTGAAAGAATAGAGGTTAGTGGTGTAGACGCTACTGAACTCGTATTGGTGAGTCCAAATGGAACAAAATATAAACTTAGTATCGCAGACAACGGAACAATCTCCGCCACAGCAACAGTCTAAAGAAGACTGGGAGACACAGTTTGATAAATATAAAGACTTAATTGAAAAGGCTATTGACTATCAAGATTCCTATACAATTGATGATGTTAAGTATAAAATAGAAAATGGAATAGCCTCAATTTGGGGTGGAAAACAAACAGTTATAATTACAGAGTTCGTAGTTTTCCCCAAGAAAAATGTCTTACATATTCTTTGTATAGCTGGAGATTATGAAGAAGTAGAAGAAATGTTTAAATCAATAGAGAAGTACGCCAGGTCAATCGGCATTAACAAGATAACTGGTAGTGGTCGTAAGGGTTGGTTAAGAAAAGTTAAGCACCTAGGATTTAAACAAGAATATTTAATTAGTAAGGACTTATAGGATATATTATGGCATCAGCATTACCATACATCACAGCAGGAGCTACCGCATACGGAGCTATTAAAGGCGGCGGTGATAAAACAACACAATCATCTACAGTTGATCCAGCAACTCAGGCACGTTATGACGATTTATATAACAGAGCGCAAGGCGTAGCAGGTCAACCATTTACACCATACACAGGTGCTAGAGTAGCTGGATTTAATCCAGACCAACTAGCTGGTTTTGATGCAACAAGAAACATGTTTGGTAGATCATTATCTTTTGATCCTACAGGACAACTAAACAACTTAGCTCAAGGCCCACTTAACATACAACAATTTCAGAATCCTTATAACGAACAAGTTATTAATAACACACTTGGCGATCTTAATGATGCAAGACAGATGCAAATACAAAGCGATCAAGATGCAGCAATAGGCAGAGGTGCTTTTGGTGGCTCTCGTTCAGCATTGCTTGAATCAGAAACAAACAAAAAATTTGCAGATGTAGCAGGTAGAACTGCTGGTAACTTAAGACAGTCTGGATTTAACAACGCGGCAAACCTAGCAATGGGCGACAGAAACTTTAGAGCTGGTTTGTTTGGTAATCAGTTAGCAGATCAATACAGAGGATTAGGTTTAATGTCTGGTATTGGAAACCAGCAACAAGGACTAGGACAAGCTGGACTAGATGCAAACTATGGCGAGTTTATGAGAGGCATAAATTATGGCCCTCAACAGTTAGGCTTATTATCTGGTGCTGTATTCGGTGGAACACCAGGCATGACAAATACATCATCAACCAATCAAGGTTTACTTGGAAGAATAGGTGATGCGGCTGATATCTACGACACATTTTATGGTGAAGGTAAATAATGGCAATATCAGAGTTTAACAATCCGTTTAGTTTGCTTAAGGCAAAACCAAATAACATAGATGATCCAATTATAAACATATCACCTATCAACGAACAAAAAAAACTAGAAGAGGAAGAGAGAGCAAGAGCCGAAAAATCAATGAAGTTAAAAAACTTTGCTGATACTCTTCGTATGGTTAATGCAAACCAATCTGGTAACTATCAACAGTCTATGATGTTCTCAAACAGACTAGCACAAAGAAAAGCAGAGCAAGAAGCTAGGCAGAAAGAAGCACAAGCTCTAATGAAAAAGGAGCAGTTTGAAAGAGATCAAGAATTATTTATAAAACAAAATCCTGAATTAGCAGGTGCAATTAGAATGAACCAACTATTTGGTATGGATATTCCAAAGCCTGCAAAAAGAGATTCTTATGTAGCTAAAGATGGCTATAGATATTTTGTAGATGATGGCACAAGGATGTTTCCTAACATAACAGTAAAAGAAGAACAGTCAGAAGCAGATATATATAAAGAAGAAGTTGCTAATATTAAAAGAATTGTAATGAATGAAGGTATTGAGAGTCCTAAATTAACTCAGCAAAAAAAAGATTTTTATAACAATGATTTGAATAATCAAGGAGTCTTGTCTCTTGACCAAGCACTCGCTAGTATGCTTGTTGGTGACTCTGGTGGCGGTGATGAAATACAAAAAACTATTACAGAAAATAACAAAACATACACTTATTTAAAAACAAATTCAGATGGAAGCAAGGTATATGTAAATGGTGGTAAAGAATATGTATTCCAGGATTAATAAAAATGCCATTTGTTCCTATAGAAGAATACAAGCCTAAAGAAAAAAAAGATACAAAGTTTATTCCTATAGAGGAATACAAATCTAAATTTGTTCCTTTAGAGCAATCTAGCTCTCCACAAAAACTATCTGAATCAGAATTAAAAGAAAATCCAGAATGGATCAGAGCTGCTAAAAATATCTATGAGTGGAATGAAGGTAGAAATTCTGAAGAAGTTAAAAAGCTAAACTCCGACAAACAGTATGCAGACTATGCCCTAAGATACATGGGTTGGTTTAATTACAATATACCCAAAATGGGTAAAGAAGCTCTTGATCTAAAAACAAATGCAAACCAGCAACAACGAGAAGATTTCGTTACCTTGATGGATATGTATGACAATAAGAAAACCAGTGTTGCTGGTACTGGAAGATTAATAAAAGGACTTGCTGCTGATCCAACTACTTATGTAGGTATAGGAACTTTTGGAGCTGGTTTGGCTGCAAGAGAGGGAGCAAAGGCAACAGCAAAACAAGGTATAAAAGAACTTGTTAAACAAGGCGCAAAACAAGGAGCAAAGATAGGAGCTATAGAGGGTGCTGCTTATTCAACAGTTGATAACGCACTAAGACAATCAGCCAGGGTAATGTCTGGTCAACAAGAAGGTTTTGAGTTAGGACAATCAGCAAAGGCTGCTGGACTTGGTGCTGGATTGGGTGCTGGATTAGGTGGCACTATAGGTAGTGCTGCTTCATATTTTAAAAATAAAAACAAAGTACCAGTACAAGTAAACGAAATGGTTGGCCCAACAGATATGGTTGGCCCAAGAGTAGACGTACCTCAACCTAAATTAGAAATACCAATAGCTCCAGAGGTTGTTACACCTAAAGTAGAAACTGCTAAACCTAAAAGCACAAAGATTCCAGAAATATTAAAGACACCTAAAAAGCCAAAAGTAAGAACTGCTAAAAGTTATATTGAAGGCGGAGCAATAAGCAGAGACTTCTCAAGAATGGGTGAGCTAGAGCAAATCTTAGAAAGTGATAAAGGGATTATTACTTCTAAATATTTAGCACCAAAAAACTCAAGAGGCTTTACAGACTTTGACCAGATACAAGAAGCCATGCAAGAAGATGGATTTCTTCCAGAGTTGCAAACATTTGATGGTGAAGTGCCAGATTTTACAAACAGAATAATAGATGATTTGCAAACAGACAGGGTGCATCAAGACGATCAATTACTATTAAGCAACTGGGAAAGACAGACAGAAGAAGCAAGAACAATCAGACAAACTTTAGATGATTTTAATATAGACTATAGAGGAATGTCTGATGATGATGTGCGCCAAACCTATAGTGATGTTATCAATAACGAAATACCTCCAAGACCAATTGAACCTAAATCTTTCTATAAAGAACAAGATGCTTTAGCAGATGAGTTTGTAGCAGCAGAAGGCGGTAACATTAATAAAGTTAAAGCAGATGATGTTATTGATAATCCAGATGGCAAAGACTTTCAAACTGATACAACAGTAGACCTTAACAATAGACTGGTTGAAGTTGGTGTTAAGATAATGGATGACTTGCAAATACCAAGAAATCCAGAAGTTAAAATATCAGATCAGTTAGAGGAAGTAATATTTCAAGCAGAAAAAAACCCTGCTGCTCGTGAAAAATTAGAGCCTGTATTAAAAAGAAACGATATTACTTTTGAAGAATTATCACAATTATTTAGAGGAAGCATTGCAGACTCAGCAAGACGTATGCAAAAACTTAGTGCTGTTAGTAGGGCAATAGCAAATTTATCAGAAAAAATAGGAAAGACAGCAAAACCTGAAACTTGGACATCAAAGTTATCTAGCTTCATAAAACAAGCCGACAACATAAGAAGGGGTTTATTGGTTAGCCAAATATCTACAGCAATGCGTAACAACTCAGCACAGTTTGGTAGGGTTGGTATGCACACATTAATAGATTTATTTGACAACACATTAAAGCAAACTTTCAATCCTGTAAGAAAGGCTTTTGGTGCTGAAGAAGCTCCTGTTAATTATGCTAGATCATTTGAGTTAATTTTAAATTTAACAAAAAATAAAAAACAAGCCAAAGATTTAACAGACTTATTAACTAAACATTATGTTAATGATGCAGAAAATTTATATACCAGATATTCTTCAGATGTAACAGACGCATCACAAACAACTAATTCTGCTAGAGTGTTAAAAGTTGGTCAAAAAGTTACTGATGGATTAAATGTATTTAATAGGATGCAAGATTACTGGTATAGAAGGGCAATATTCGCAAACACTATTACTGATGTTTTATTAAAAAAGGGAATAGATATAAATGAAGCTGGTATAAGTGATGATCTTTTAAAATATGTAAACAAGGCTGATATAGAAAAAGCAGTTGACGATGCTTTGTATTTTACTTATTCAAAAACTCCAGAAATACCTATTGTTAAAGGTCTTGTTGATGTTGTTAATAAAGCACCATTTCTTTTAACTGGTGTAATACCTTTTCCTAGGTTTATAGCTAACGCACTTGCATTCCAGTTTAAGCATAGTCCAGCAGGATTTGCTTCTCTATTAACTCCTGGAGAAATTGCTAAATTAAAAGCTGGTGATTATAAAACTTTATCTCAAGCGGTAGTAGGAACAACCTTATTGCTTACAGCCGTAGAGATGAAAAGAAAAGGATCAGAAGATCACAAATGGTATGAGGTGGAAACATCATCTGGTAAGACTGTAGATATGCGACCATACTTTCCATTAACACCTTACCTTTTAGTTGCTGATATGATTGTTAGAAATGAAAGTGGAAGAGGCGGCCCAGATGCCAAAGATGTTTTACAAGGACTAACAGGCGCACAGTTTAGAGCTGGTGCTAGTATTCAGTTGGTACAAAATGTTATAGATGGAATGTCTGAATTAGATACGGAAGAAAAAATTAATAAGTTTTTTTCTGATTATACTTCTAATGTTCTTGGTGGTTATTTAACACCAGTAAGAATGTTTGGTGACTTTATAGATGCTGGAAGATTTTACCTAGACGAAGATTTCGAAGGACAAAAATTTAGAAGACCTGTTCCAACTGGTGAGTTCTTAACTGATACAGCAAATCAATTAAAAACAAATATACCTTTTGTAAAAGAACAATTCCCAGAATCAGAGTCACCAACAAGGGAGGCTAATCCTGGAAGACCAGATACAGTACAGATACCTTTTACTGGGATTGATGCTCCAGGCCCTTTAGTAAGACAGCTTACTGGTGCTACTGTAAGAGAAGAAAAGAATGCAGCAGAAAGAGAGTTTGATAGATTAGGATTTAAAAGAAGAGATATATTACCTTACTCTGGTAACACTATTGTAGATCAGACAAGAGCAGAATATATGGGTGAAAAAGTAGAGATAATCGTAGGAGCTTTAGTTGAATCGCCAATGTATAAGTCTAAGACTAATGCAGAAAAAGATTTGTTATTAAGAAAAACCTTACAACAAATAAGAAAGTCTGCAAATGACTACATAAAAGCAAATAAGATAAATGAAGAGGCGTTCCAGAAAGCAGCGTTTAATAGACAGCCTAAATATATGAAAAAGTTATTAGCTGAAAAGGGTATTACTTGGAAAACATTTAATGACACGAGCAACGGAGAGAATAGGTAGGAGTGGCGAATACCTAACTTGCTCAGTGATAGCAAGAGAAACCGATACTGTAACAGTTTTGCCTCATGGTTCTCATACTGACGTAATCTTTGAATGGGAAAACAAAATGTATCGCTGTCAAGTTAAGACAGTTACCCATATAGAAAAGACACAAAAGAACTGGCGATTTGATATTCGTAAAGGCAAGAATGCAACGGGAAGACATTATAAAAAAAATCAAATAGATATAATCGCAATGGTTAATCTTAAGTACCAGACTGTATGCTTCCGAGCCTTTTCTGATTGTAAAACTACACAAATAACGATAAAGGACGAAATTATGAAAACCACTGATTCAATAGAGAATTTTAAAGAGGCTATGGATGCAATAATTAACTCGGATATAACTCGGATGGGTATATCTGTCCATGACGCACCTCTTAAAAAACCCAAGGAATTAGCGGTTATTTAACAGTTCGGGGAGTAGCGCAGCCTGGTAGCGCACTATGTTTTAAAGCCATCACACAATTTCACATCATTACTTTTTATTACTAAAAACCCTTGTTTTCTTTACAAGATTCAATTTATAATCTACTGAATAGGTAACAGAAATACACATCAATCCGCAGTCAAAAGACGGATAAAACACGGATGGATAAACGAGGAGCAAAGCATGGCAAGATACCAGACTGATAAACAAGTGAGCGCATTAAAGATATATAAGACAGGTTATTATCTGCATTATAGGTACAACAAGAAGACCAGAGAGATGAAGATAGCAAGTAAAGATGTCTTGATTGGTGTTGCAAGAAACAAAGCACAAAAGATACTTGGTGAAGTAGCTCAAGGCATTGATCCATTAGAAGCAAAGAAAGTAGAAGCTGATGCTTATACCTTAAACCAGGCGTTTGAGTTAAAGCTAGAAGACTTGTTCAACAATAATAAGAAGTGCGTAGAGATGAAGGATGGCAAGATAGATGGTGAGCCAAGACGTATGTGGGATAGAGATGTTAAGAATACTTTAGGTAAGATGAAACTAGAAAGCGTTGAGACTGGTGATATAACTAAGCTACATATTGCAGTAAGTAAGAGAGCTAAGTATCAAGCTAATAGAGTGGTGCAATTGATTAGTTCTGTGTTTGAGAACAGCATTAGATTGTCTTTAGTTAAGTATAATCCTGCAAAGTACGTTAAAAAGAACCCTGAGATGCAACGTGATAGGCCTTTAACAGATAAAGAGTTCGCTGAAATAAATAAGCAGATCAATATCATAGAGTCACAAACACATGAGCGACACTTAAATTCTATCAAGTATATAAGGCTATGTATCTTGACTGGTGGTAGATGTGTTAGCGAAATTGGTAGTGCTAAGTGGTCTGATCTTGATGGTAATAAATTAGTCTTGCAAGAACATAAGACAGACTACCAAGGTAAGCCAAGAGTAATACATCTAAACAATCAAGCTATGGCAATCATTAACTCTTGCGATAGAAACAGCGAAACAATACTTGGTGTTAAATATCCGTTCCATACTTGGAACAAAATTAGAAAAGCTGCGGGATGTCCAGATGTGACGTTCCACGATCTAAGACATAACTTTGGTACTATGGCAGGTGAGCAAATGAAGATTGAAGATGTGAAGACTCTTATGGGACATAAAAGCATTAAGGCTACTGAGCGTTACCGTAAAACTAGAGAGCATATAGCCACCGAAGAAATGCAGAATGTTGGTAACTATATGCAGAAGATAATGATGTCTAATTAAAGTTCTTCGTAGTGTTTAATTAAAGCGTTTAAATACCATTGTGCTTTTTCTAGACATTGGATGTTGCTGTCCTTGTCCTTATGTCTATATAAATATTTCCAAATATTTCCCTCTAAGTAAGCTGGAAAGTTATTAGAACCAACCCTATCTTTTATTAAGTCTATACATTCTATCTTGCCCTGGTAATGCGGTGGCTTGTTAACTAAATCTACCTTGTTGGTTTTTTTTAATTTTTCCAATTTATCCCACTCCTCTCTTGTAACTTTATCTATACTCATTTTTACCTCCTTATTAATGCGTAAATGTTATTGATAAATTTTCTGTAAATTTTTTCTGAAGATTTAATCTGAATAATATTTCTATTATTTCTTGTCAGTTACTTGCTTTATTAAATTTACTTAGAGTAGAATAACATAATCACGAAGTAATAGGTAACAACATGGAAGAAAAAATATTTTTAGATCAGAACGAACTAGCAAAAAGATGGTTACGTTCTCCTAGAACATTAGAGAACTGGAGAACAAAAGGAACTGGCCCAACATATCAAAAGATTGGTGGCAAAGTTTTATATCGTCTTAGCGACATAGTAGAAATAGAAAATAAATCAGACGTATCTGGAGAGTAGTTTGGTCAACGCACGAAACAAAGGGCGTAGAGGTGAGCGCGAAGTCATAGATGAAATTAAAGAACTTTTAGGCATAGAGCTAGAAGTTAATTATGCTCAGACTTTTGGTGGCGGTCACGACCTACTAGGAATGCCAGGTTATGCAATAGAAGTCAAAAGACGTAAAGCAATCACACAATCAGATATTAAAAACTGGTGGGATCAAACAGTCAGACAGGCAAAGAAAGTAGATTTATTACCATGTCTTTGGTTCAGACAAGACAGAGCAGATTGGAAGGTGGCGATACCATGTCCATATTCTAGCGAGAAAGATTTTTTTCCAGTTGAAGATGTAAACATTGCTTCAATTATCAGTCCAGAACTTTGGGCGGCAATAGCAAGAGAGGAGTACAACATTGGCACACGCGATATTATCACCTAGTAGCATAAACAGAATTATAAGATGTCCCGCTTCAGCTAAGATTAATGCTGTAGCAGAACGAAGAGGAAGTATAGCTGCGGCTAGAGGTACTGCGGTTCACGAAATGTGTGAAGCACTACTTAAGAATAGATTAGATGGTATTACATTAGCTGATTACTACCTTGGTAGAACTGTTGATGTAGATGGTTTTAGTTTTGACATTACTAAAGATGATATTGCTATAGCTGAAATCTATGTTGATTATATTAATCAGCGAACAGAAGAACTTAACGGTAAATTATTGATTGAAGAAAAAGTAAATGCTCCAGAGATTAGTGATGATCTATGGGGAACTGCTGATGCAGTCATCTTAGGTGAAAGCAATAGAATGGTAGTAGCAGATTTAAAGTCTGGTGCATGGCCTGTAGATGTAGTGATGAATGAGCAGTTAATGACTTACTCATTAGCATGTCTGGCTAGATGGGGAAACGAAGATACTGTGATTGAAATGACAATCATACAACCAAACAAAAGAGCCTTTCATAAAGACGGGCAAATAAGAACTTGGGATATTCAAGCTGTCGATCTTGCAGATTGGGGTTTGAATATTTTGAAACCAGCTTGTGATGAAGCAATGGGTGATGAGCCTAGCTTTAATGCTGGAGACTGGTGCAAATTCTGTTCACACAAAGAAGTTTGCGAAACATATAACAATCCAAAGGAGGATTAATAATGGTAGATAATAAAAAAGAGCAACCTCTTTTAAGTTTCCAAGATAAAGATGGAAACCCAAGAGAGATATTTGAGAAAGACTTAACTGATTTGAATAGACCTTTAATTCAACAGATTAGTCAAGACTTAAAAGCGCAAGAACAGCTTGAACCTGCTTATGTAGAAGCAACTAAAACTGTTCATCACATGGAAACTCTTAGAAGGTGTATTGGAAATTCAGTAAAGGAATTAGAAGATGTTTTGCCACCTTACAAGAAACCAATTGTAATTGAAGGTGCTGACAAGGTAGGTAAATAATGTCGTTAGCAGCAATACAAAAGAAAAGTAAGGCTAAAGCGTCAATAACAATTATCTATGGCCCTTCTGGTCTAGGTAAAACAACACTTGCTGTTGGTAGCAAAAACCCAGTCGTAATTCAAACTGAAGAGGGACTGGGTATTCTTACTAACAATAGGGATATAGCTCATTTTCCATTAGCAAAAGATTACGATACTTTTATTGGTTATCTTAGATCACTTGTTGATGCAGATGAACTTGAATACAACACATTGGTTATTGATTCATTAGATTGGTTAGAGCCATTAATACATCAAAAAACCTGTGAAGCACATAAGCAACCTTCAATAGAAAGTTTTGGTTATGGTCGTGGTTACAATGAGGCGCTTAAGTATTTTAGAGAAGTCCTTGATTTAGTTAATAGATTAAGAAACGAAAAGAAAATGCGAGTAGTGTTGATTGCTCATAACCAAATCAAAGCGTTTCACGATCCAAGCACAGAGTCTTACGACAGGCATGAGCTTAAGCTACATAAAGCAGCTTCAGCCTTGGTGTTAGAAGCAAGTGATATGTGTTTGTTTTTAAACTACAAAAAGGGAACGGTAAAAGTACAAGGCAATAAAGGATTAACAAGTAAAACTGTTCAGTCTGGAAGAGTCTTAGTCACTACTGAGTCACCTGCATGTGTGGCTAAAAACAGATACGGTTTACCAGAAGAGATACAAGTGATTGACGAAGGTGATGACTTTATTGTTAGAGCTGAGAAAACTTGGGCAGAGATTGGAAAGCTAATCGCTAAGAAATGATTACTGACCAAGAAAAAGCAATCTACTATTTAACTAAAGCTAAGTTTTTAGTTGAAGAGGTGAGCGAAAGTAACGGAGATGACGATCATATTCTCCCGTTAGGTGCAAACAGAGTTTTAACAGACGTTGTTGATGCCCTTAAAGAAGAGATTGATAGAGCCAGTGATTACGAAGAGTATGATCCTGGTTAAACATTAATAGTTAAATTTTTTACGGAGGTAACGAACATGGATTTAACACAATTTGGTATGGATAAGTTTGAGGCTGGAGCAGAGAGTTCTGGTGGAGAACAAGCAAGAGTGAAACCTGGCAGATACAATTTAAAGTATTCTGGTTCAGACATGGTTGAGGGTAGGAACGGTTGGAAAGCATTAAAGATTTTATTTGATGTTGAAGGCGAAATCATATCAGTCAATCATGCTTTCACTATGGCACACAATAACGAGAAGCCTGTTGAGATAGGAAGACAATCATTGTCTCTTATGCTTAATGCAATGGGTGTAGGATCAATGAAAAATACTGATGAACTACTTGGTAAAAAAGTAGAAGCAGAACTCATTGTTGGTGAGAAAGGTTACTTAGAAATAAACGATAACTTTGGTAAGACTTGGATGACTCCTGGAGCGAGTGATAACAATCTAAATCCTAAAGAGGAACTACCAAAAGAAGAGATGTTTCCGAGTGGCGTAGATGACGAAGACGACCTTCCTTTTTAAGCAAGATGATCTCAAGTATCGGAGGCCGAGTTTATGTTCTTACTGTCATGGCTTGGCTTCTCCTTTACTTCATATTCGTAATGGCAAGATTAAAGCAGCTTGTAGTTATAAACATCTTAAACTTATCGGGGAAAATAAAAAAATGGAGCATATCAAAAACTTTGCACAGATCAACGAGGAGTTGTTATCTGTCGCATTATCGGAAAGCAAATCTAAATACTTAGAGGCTTCCAAAAAAAATAAATCTTACGTTCTGCATGAGTGGAGTAAGGAAGACAGAATAAATTTTGTCCGAAGGCTTGTGTCTAGCTATTTAAACAATTCTAAGGCACAGGCTGATGACTGATTTAACACAATTTTATGGTGAGCAAGGTTTAGTAATAGACAAGAACTTTGCTTTTACAAGTACCAGTAAATCTAATGGCGATCTTATTAGTGAGATGCGTTCTAATGGTTTGCTTGTAGATTTTTTAGACACCACAGGCAATCTAGTTAGAGTTAGCGTTAGTGCAACTGCAACGACAAGACCAGATAAATCAAATGAACGATCTGGTTACTATGCATACAATCAATTAGACAATAACTTTGTCTGCATTTACGGTAATTGGAGAACGTCCCAGGAGTGGAAGTTTACTTCTTATAATCCTAACGAGATGTCTGCTGAACAAAAACGATTAATGCAGACTAAGTTGGAGGAAAGTCAAAAAAGGCGAGAGGAAGCTAAGACTAAGAAGCAAGAAGAGGTTTCCATATATGCCAAAGAAAAGTTTGCTAGTGCGAATGAAGTGACGGATCATAATTATTTAAATGATAAAAAGGTTAAAAGCTATGGTTTAAAAACAATCAATGGAAACCTATTGATTCCCGTGCATTCTATCACCAAAAGTGATAACGGTATATTAGTAAACGATATAAAGTCCCTCCAATATATCTTTCCAGATGGCAGTAAAAAGTTTGTCGGTGGTGGCGAGATTAAAGGCAATGTATTTTTAATTGGTTGTGAAGCAACTGAATTGCCCTATCTTGATACCCTAATTTTATGCGAGGGATACGCTACAGGAAGCTCTATATTTGAAGCTACAGGATTACCTGTTGCGGTGGTCTTCTCTGCTAATTTCTGTTTAACAGCGAGTGTTAGGTTGCGTGAGGTAACGGGTGCTAAGTTTGTTATTGCACTTGATAACGATACGTCTGGTATTGGTGAGAAAAATGCTAACGAAGTAGTTAATGCAGTTAGTAATTGTGTTTCCAGACTACCAAGCATTACAGGTGATTTTAATGATCTGCATTTATCTAAAGGTTTGGAACAGGTTAAAACTGAATTAACTGAACATGCCTTCGGTTTAAGAAATTATGCAATTCGTAACTTGGTTGGAAGTCCGCCACCTATTGAATGGTTAGTTGATGATTTAATTCCTCTTGGTATTAATTCAGTATTGGCGGGTGTAGGTGGTATCGGTAAATCATTTCTCGGTATTGATCTAGCTATGAAGGTAGCCAATGGTGGCAGTTGGTTAGGTAAAACAGTTCTTGGCAGAGGTGATGCACTTATTATTTCTGCGGAAGACAGTCACAGCGAAGTTTGGAGAAGGATATCTGAGATAGATAAAACGGGTAAGCGATTTGATTCTTTATATGATGTATTTATTTATACAGTTGCAGACAGTGGTAAACCATTAATATTATTAAAAGATGATGAACTTTCCCAACGTGCAAACGAATTGATTGAAGAGTTAAAATCCTTAAAGAATTTAAAGTTAGTTATCTTTGATCCTATCCAGGCATTTATTGGATCATCAATGCCAATCAGTAGCTCTAATGAAGCAGGGCAATTGTGGTCAACATTTACTGCGGGTATATCTGCTCAACTTGGTATTACCTGCATTTCAATGCATCACATGAGCAAGCAAGCATTAAATGAAGGCGAAGACCAATCATTAACAAAAATGAGACAAAATATCAGAGGAGCTTCAAGCATAATTGATGGAAGTAGACAAGGAATTGTTGTCTTTAATGCGGGTAAGGATGAAGCTGAGAAGGTTTGTTTTGAGCAAGGTGAAGACTTTGATCCAATGAAAGTTGTTAAGGGTGCAGTTGTTAAGAGCAACTTTAAATGTGACACAAGTATTAAAACTCTTTTTAGAAAGGGTGCAGTTTTAGAAATTTTAGATGAAAATAAAAAGTCTTTTGAATGGGACTAAGGAGTAAATAATAATGAATGGAAAGGGAAGCGATAGAAGACCAATGCAGATTGATAAAAAAACTTTTGCTGATCGTTGGGAGTTAGCATTTGGTAAAAAGAAAGAGAAAAAAGAACCTAAAAAAGATAAACCAAAGCAAAAGTGATTGGGTACCCGTATGGTCAATACAAGGGTACCCGTATGGTCAATGATTGGGTACACGGGTACCCATATATCCTAGACTAAACTAATAGAGAGAGTGAGCCTTTAGGCTCATCTCTCGGTGGGTAAAAGTATCAGTAATATTTACTCATAAAGTTGGGTTGTAATTGTTAGGTTAATAACTAAATGCAATGCAACAAAAGGAAACATACATGAAGCAGTTAGAAGCAAGAATGACAGAAGCAAGAGATGAATTCCATCGGAATAGAAGGAAGAGAGGATTCATGTCGTTCTGGTGGTCTGATCCTTTACATTATGTTTTAGTTTTAGAGGTTGCTATTGCTAACGCGAGTAGCAAAAGCATTAACTTTGAAGCAATAGTGAAGCTATTGCCGGGAAGCATGGGGAGTAGGTCAACGATAGCGACAGTGTTAGATGATTTTGTGGCAAGAGAATATATGTGCAAGGAGAGGGGGAAGGATAAAAGGAAACGAGTATATAGGATTTGCAAAGAGCCAATGTTATTGGTTAATCAGTATTATACAAACAGGGATTTTAGTCTTAAGGCGGTTAGTTAGTTGAAAGAACAAAAATGGTGGTTGGTCATAGAAGCAATTGAGAAGCCCGAGAGGAGTGGGTTAATAAAGTTTGGGGTAGCAATGAAGTATAAGAGCTATGCCAAGCTTAAACAGGTTGTCTGGAAGTGGTATAAGAAGCAGTTGGGGAGAACTGATATCAAGAGTAGGGAGAAATTGGTATTGTATGCACTTTGCGAAAGGTATTCAGCACAGGATTATTCTAGCCATGATGCGGTTAGCTACTTGGCGTTAATGATTGGTATGAACAGAAAGACCGTTAGTAAAGGTATTCAGAATTTGATGGATTTAGATATTATTTGGTGTGCTATTGATGGGGAGAAGAAAGTGTTGCGAAGCCTAAAACGTGGGGTGCAACATAAGCATTTTTTGTTTGTTGGTTTGGGTGTGATGTTAGAGGAAAGCCAAGAAGGGTGACTACTTTAGGGGGAGTTGATAATATCACCCTCCAAGGCTTTCTGATCGGTTAAAGTTCTTGTTCTTTTATTTTCGCATAATGAACAGCTGATCTACAAGAGCTGTTACAGTATTTAGCTCTAGCAGTCTTATTTATCATTTCTTTTTTACAATGGTTACACTTAGTATTTATCTTGGAAACCTTTGTAATACTTCCATTGTTTTTGTTTAGTATGGTTTGCATTTTATCAATGGCTTCATTTTGATTATTAGCCTTAATTGTATATTTTGCTTGTACTCTTATATTGTAAGTTTGTAATGTCATTATTTAGAACTCGTTAATTTTAAATATAACTCATGGTCTTTAGTTGACATCATCACCTTAACTCTTCGCATATTATCTTTTTTATCATTGCTAAACTTAGCGGTGATTCTTGAAAGTTCGGGGTACTTTCGTTTTAAGTATTTCATGTCTTGCTTCATAGTCTTTCCTTGAATAGTAATATTAATAAATGCAATTGGTCATCTCTTAGACTTCTTAAATGCTTGGGTATTGTTCTTCTATCTATTTTCATTTCTCTTGATCCTCTTTGGTAATTATTAGATATGCTCCATGTAGGCAAAAAGCCATGAATGAAAGCACGATTAAAATTTGTATACAGTTAATCATTTGGTTGTTCCTTATAGTATTTGTAGTACATTTTAATTTCGTTTGGTCTTGAATCAGAACATTCATCTTCTTCTGAATTACAAACTTCACATTCTAGGGTTATAGATTTTTTGTGAATATAATTATTATCACATTCACAATCCCAATATCTGGAATCGGTTTTAACTGCTCCATATTTGTTTAATATCATTGGTTTGCTCCTGTTGTTTGAAACTTTTGGCGTGTCTTTGCCAATAATAAACAGTGTCAAGAAGGGTGCTAAAGTTCTGTCTATCCTCTTCTTTTGATGCTGTTAAATGGTAAAGGTTTAAAATTTTCTCAACGTCCTGTAAATCGCTTTGTAAGAAATCTACTAAATAATTTTTATCTGCTTTCATAATTTCCCCTAGTTTTTTAAAAAATGGTTAATAAGATAAGAGCCATGCCACGCTTTTCTGTTGCGTGGCTTCTCTATTAGTTTGGTTATTAGTTGTTTGAATGTCATTGTTTACCCCTTAATTAATTCTATATAAAAATAAATTATCATCTAAGTCTTGCTCATAACCATCATAGCTATGCATAAAATGCCCTCTACCATCACAGCGGATAGCATCACTAATAAAAGAATCAATGTCTTTAATAGCGTTTAATAAAGCATCATTTGCTCTCTCGCTCTTGTCCTGTAAATGCTTTATTATCTCTTCATCAAGTCCCGTATGACTTGCAAGGAAAGAGGGGATAAATGCCCATATTGAGTCTTTAATGTATTCCTCGGCTCTTTGGTCGGCTTCTTCATCAGTTAATAATAAATATTCTTGATCGCCTAGATTAAAAGTTGATTCATCATAACCTTGCTCTATGTCCTCTATATCGCAATCAAGATGCTCAGCTAATCTAACTTTTAAATATATCTCGTTTTTCTTTGTCATTTTGTTACCTCCTAAAGTAATTAAATTATATGACTTGCACCCAAAAACCCCACAGATGCGGGGTTGATTGGGTTGGGGGTTGGTTTAGTTTATGGTAGCCCAGACTCTGTCTAGTTCAGTCACTATAGCATCGTTAGTAAGAGCTTCTAGTTCCCACTTAAGACCTTGGATATGGTCGTCAATGTTTTTGTCCTTGTACTCAATGCCGTTAGCTTTGTGTAGCTCTGAAATAGTAATGAACGCTTTCACCTGTTCTATTCTTTGTTGTCTTGTTCTTGTCATGTTGTTACCTCCTAAAGTAATATAGTTTTTCTTGACTGTTTGAATTGTTACACAAAACTACTTATATTTCAAACACTTATTTTATAAATCTTAGTGTTTAAGTGAAAGATGCTGTAATATAAGGGTTTAAGGAGCAATAAAAAAAATCAGTTATGGAGCAAAAAACACCCAAAAAAGACAATAAATCTCTTAAAAAGGGCGGTAGAAAGAAGATTAATATTGATTTAGAGCAGGTAGAGAACTTAGCATCAAGAGGTCTAGGAACTACCCAGATCGCCCGTGCTTTGGGCGTTTCATGGTCAACTATAGACCGCAACAGAAAACGATCTGCGGAATTTGAGGATGCTATAAAAAGGGGAAAGGCTCGTGGACTTGCCCAGGTGACAAATTCCCTGTTCACTTCAGCAACTGATGGCAATGTTACCGCTCAGATATTCTACTTAAAGAATCAAGACGCGAAGACATGGAAGGATCGCGTTGAGAATGTCCATGCAACTATCAACCTTAATGATGTTCTATCTGGTGCAAAGGATAGATTGCACGGATATAGTACGGATAGATTAAAGGCTAAGGAAATAAATCCCTTACCTACAACATCTAAGGAGATGAACAGTCTGGTAATTAATCAGACTGATAAGAAAAAGAAGTAATAAATGGCGGTTGTTGCTCCTCCTCATGGCAACAGCGTTCAAGGGTTCGCCAATAAGTAGAGATTTGTTAGATGCTCCAACAAATATGATGCTTATACCCCCCCTTGATTTTTTCGCACGGGGTATATTACGTGTAACCCTTGCGATAATTTTTTTTAATTTTTTTGAATTTTTTTTGGAGCAAAATATGAAAGAGGCAATACGAGAAATCTTAGCAATACTTAGCATTGGTGCTGTAGGCAACATTGCAATATTTTTAATACTGGTACATATATGAAATACGGAGCAGAACAAGAAAAGGAATTGATGACCGAGATATGGTCGCCCTACATAAAAGATGATCCATACAACTTTGTAAAGTTTATCTTTCCTTGGGGACAGAAGGACACCCCCCTTGAAGACTTTGAAGGCCCTAGGAAGTGGCAAGAAGAAATTTTAAAAAAAATGACAGTCCACATCCAACGTAACCAAGGACGTGTTGATCCCGAAATGTTTAGATTAGCTGTAGCATCTGGTCGTGGTATCGGAAAGTCTGCACTTGTCTCCTGGCTAATACTATGGATGCTATCCACACGACTAGGCTCAACCATAATCGTAACTGCTAACACCGAACAACAGCTCAGATCAAGAACATGGGCAGAGCTAGGTAAGTGGCTAACCCTAGCAATAAACAATCACTGGTACTCTAAGACAGCCACCACAATTAAACCAGAAGGCTGGTTTGAAGAAGCACTCAGAAGAGATTTAAAAATAGACACTGGTTACTACTATGCCCAAGCACAATTATGGAGCGAGGAAAACCCAGACGCGTTTGCAGGTATCCATTCATCATACGGTGTATGTTTAATTATGGATGAAGCATCAGGTATTCCAGCTCCTATCTACTCAGTATCCGAGGGTTTCTTCTCCGAGCCAACTGAAAACCGTTACTGGTTTACCTTCTCCAACCCTAGAAGAAACTCAGGCCCTTTCTACGACAGCTTTACATCTAAACGTAAGTTCTGGAATTTAAAACAAATAGACTCACGAACTGTAGAGGGTACTGACCAAAAACTTTTTGAAACTATGCTAGAGCAGTACGGTGAAGATTCTACCGTTGCAAGAGTAGAGGTACTCGGAGAGTTTCCAAACTCCGATGATGACTCAGTCATACCAATGGAACTTGCTAGAAACGCAGTAAACAGAGATGTATCACTAACAGCAAAAGCACCAATCATCTGGGGACTGGACGTAGCACGTTTTGGTGGAGACAACTCAGCACTTTGTGTACGACAAGGCAACACAGTTTTTGAAATTAATACTTACAAATCGATGGATTTAATGCAATTATGCGGTGCAGTTAAAAATAAGTTTGATGATTGCACAGTTATAGAAAGACCAGAAGAAATACTTATTGATGTTATTGGTCTTGGTGCAGGAGTTGTAGATAGACTAGCGGAACAAAATTTACCAGTAAGAGGTATCAACGTAGCCGAGTCACCATCGTCAAAGAAAAACTATCTCAACCTACGAGCTGAGTTATGGTTTGCTATTAAGGATTGGTTGGCGCTGCGTAATTGCCGACTTCCTAATGATGATGAGCTTGTATCAGAATTGGCAGCGCCTTCTTATAAATATACATCAACAGGAAAAATAAAAATAGAGTCCAAGGATGAAATGAAAAAAAGAGGAATCAAATCGCCCGACAAAGCAGATGCACTTGCATTGACCATGGCATCCTCGGCTGCAAGTTTTAGTGGAGGAGAGAACTTTTTAGGGTATAATTTCAAGAAACCATTGACATCAAGAATAATACGAGTGGGATAAAAATTTATGGAATATGATAAAGACATAGTTGAAGCAACAGAAGAACAACAAGAGTCTTATGACGAACAAAAATTACAAGGCGTACTCAAATCCGAAATGGATGACGCTAAAGACTTCATTGACCAAATTGGTGAACAAAGAGCAGATGCAACAGACTACTATCTAGGCAATCAGCCTGGATCAACATCTTCTCTTCAATCAGAGTTTATATCAACAGACGTTAGAGACAGCGTACTGTTTATGCTTCCCTCTATCATGCGTACCTTTTTTGGTACTAGCAAGATAGTTGAGTTCATACCTAAAGGCCCTGAAGACATACAACTTGCTACACAGCAAACCGATTACATTAACTACGTCATCCAGCAAAAAAACCCTGGCTTCAAAGTTTTATACGATGCTTTCAAAGACGCACTGATTAGAAAAACTGGTTTTGTAAAAGCCTACTGGGATGACAGCATTACTGCATCAACACACGAATACACAAACATTTCTCCTGAAGCCTACCAAGCACTCACACTTGATCCTAACGTAGAGGTAATCAAAGAGTCTGTAGAAATGCAAAGCATGACACTGCAAAATCCTGAGACTGGCGAAGAGATGACTCAAGAAACACCAGCCAGTTACGACATTAAAATTAGAAGAATTAAACCTAAAGACCAGGTGGTTATAGAAGCAGTACCACCTGAAGAAGTTTTAATATCAAGAAATGCTAGAGACTTAGAATCATCACCTTACGTTGCACACCGCATGGTAAAAACTGTAAGCGACTTAGTTGCTATGGGTTACAACAAAGAAGACATGGAACAATATGCTGGTTCTGGTGACTCTATAGATGCAGAAAGCTATGACGAAGAACAAGCAAGAAATCCTTACGCTGATTTTTCTGGCGTAGATAGAACTGATCAAAATAATGTTCTTTATGTAGAGCATTATGTTTTTTATGATTTAGATGGCGATGGTATAGATGAAAGGATTAGGGTATGCACTGTAGGCAATGGGATGAACATTGTTAACGCAACACCTTGGGACGATCTACCTATTACACTCTTCTGTCCCGATCCTGAACCTCACACCTCCATTGGTTCATGTCCTGCGGACTACCTAATGCCTATTCAAGCGGCTAAATCTCAGATAATGAGAGACACCCTTGATAGTCTAGGCCACGCCATCTTTCCGAGAATGGGAATTGTTGAAGGACAAGTTAATATTGACGATGTCCTTAACACCGATATAGGACAACCTATTAGAATGAGAGCGCCAGGAATGGTACAGCCTTTCGCTGTGCCTTTTGTTGGTAAAGAAGCATTCCCTGTATTGTCTTATCTTGACGAAGCCAAGGAGAACCGCACAGGCGTTTCTAAAGCCTCCGCTGGACTAAACGCTGACGCGCTTCAATCTTCTACCGCCCAAGCAGTATCAGCAACCATGTCTGGAGCGCAAGGCAGAGTAGAACTTATTTGCAGACACTTCGCAGACGGAATGAAAGATTTATTTAAACTGGTTAACTCACTTGTCATCAAGCACCAAGAAGGTCAAGATATGATGAGACTTAACAATGAGTTTATACCTATTGATCCTAGATACTGGGATGCTGACAAAGACTTAGTTATAAATGTTGGTATATCTAAATCATCTGATGAAGAGAAGTTCCAAGTCTTAACAGCCTTATCACAAAAACAAGAACAAATCTTACAAACACTAGGCCCTGATAATCCTTTACTCAATCTACAGCAGTACGCTAACACATTGACAAAAATGATTGAGATGGCTGGTTTTAAAGATGCTAATTCATTTATAAACACAACCGTTCCACCAATGCCACCACAGCAACCGCAAGATCAGAAACCCTCTCCTGAAGAAATGTTAGCTCAAGCAGAAGCAATGAAGGCACAGAACTTAGCACAAAAAGCTATCATTGATGCAGAGACAGACAGAATGAAAATTATCATGGATGACGACAGAAACCGTGATGAACATGAAGCTGATCTAAAGGTAAAAATAGCTGAACTAGAAGCTAAGTATGGTACGCAAGTAAATGTAGCAGAGATCAACGCTATCATGGAAAGAGATAGGGAAGCTATTAGACAAGTAGCAAAGAATCAATCTCAAGGAATGTTTACAAATGGAAACAACCAACCAATCGGATAAGATATACGATTTAGAATTTCTTGATGGAGATTTTATTTATGTTGGTTCGGACATAAAAGCTAAGAACTTAGAAGAAGCCAAAAGAGTCGCAAGAGTGTTTCTACAAATACCACCAGACTCAGAGCTAATATCTTGTACGGAGACATTGATACACTAATGAAAAAATATTTAATTAAAACTTGGCAATGGTTAGACAACCTAATGAAGCCTAAACCAATCATTAAGAAAAGAGGCAGACCAAGGAAAAAGAAATAATGGCAATAACCTATAGAGGCGAAAAGTTCGCTGGTTACAACAAACCTAAACGTACCCCAAGCCATAAAACTAAATCACACGCTGTCTTAGCAAAAGTCGGTAGCACCATAAAATTAATTCGCTTTGGTCAACAAGGCGTAAGTGGTGCTGGTAAAAAACCAATGACTGAAAAAGGTAAAGCAAGAAGAAAATCATTCAAGGCAAGACACGCCAAGAATATCGCAAGGGGTAAGTTGTCCGCAGCTTACTGGGCTAACAAAGTAAAATGGTAAGGAGATACTATGTCACTATATGCAAATATAAATAAAAGAAAAAAAGCTAAAACAAGCAGACCAAAAAAGAAATCTACTATTTCTAAAAAAGCCTACGCCAACATGAAAGCTGGCTTCCCTAAAAAGAAAAAGAAGAAGTAATTGTTTGGTTGGTTTGATAAGTTTTTAGAGTGGTCATTCCAACGACACGCAAACAACCTGCACAAAAAATATACATATGATAGACAAACTAATAAAACCCGTAAGCGAACTACTAGATAAGTTTATTCCAGACGCGGATACAAAACAAAAGATTGCACATGAAATCGCAACCATGTCGCAAAAGCACATCCATGAAATTGCTAAAGCACAAATAGATGTAAACAAAGAAGAAGCCAAAGGTAATTGGTTTCAATCATCTTGGCGACCAGCTACAGCATGGATATGTGTTGCAGGATTTGCAGTCAACTTTTTAATCAGTCCTCTCGCTGCACCTTTTGGTATTATCGTACCTCAAGCAGATACATCAACTATGCTACCTGTCCTTATGGGTATGCTTGGTCTTGGCGGAATGAGGTCTTACGAAAGGGTAAAAGGAGTAGGAAAATAATGACTTGGGAAAACTTCAAAGAAGAAGAGTTTGCTTGCAAACATTGTGGTAAAAATGGTATTTCACACGAACTAATAAATAAGTTACAATCACTTAGAACTGAGCTGGGTTTTCCTTTTATTATTACATCTGGTTACAGATGCGAAGAACATCCAATAGAAGCGAGAAAGAAAACACCAGGTACTCATGCAGAAGGATTGGCTGCTGATGTATATGTAAGAGGAAGTAAAGCACTCAACATAGTATCAAAAGCTAAAGATTATGGATTTACTGGCGTTGGTGTAAATCAAAAAGGAGATGCTCGTTTTATACACTTAGACATCTCGGAAGAAAAAGAAAACAGACCAAGGCCGCATATTTGGAGTTATTGATGGACAACCCTATTTTATTTTGGAACGCGATTATCACTCTCGTTTATGTTCCTATTATATACAGCATCCGTACTAACGCTGCTGATGTCAAAAGGGTTGAAATATTGGTTAATAAAACAAGAGAAGAAATACCTACACGCTACGCTACCAAACAAGACTTGCATTTAGACATGCAAAGAATTTTTGACAGACTAGACAAATTAGACGAAAAAATTGATAAACTAATAGCTAACTAGGAATTAATTATGCCAGGATACGATCACTTAAATAACAATCTAAACTACATACCATCTTATGCAATCACTCCTGCTGTAGATGCACCACAAATACAAAACGTACCCATGCTACCAGCAGTAACAAACCAAATGTCTAGCAATAGACAACCTGGTTTTAGTATTGCTAACGACTTTATAGAAGAAGATTTTAATCCTGGACAAACCATTGGGCCAGTAGGAATGAACTTTGAAAACATACCGAAAGGTTTATTTGCAAACACAAACACAGAGCCAGAGCCTATTGAAATGTCTAAGTATGACGACAGAGATAGAAGTCCAATAAGGGATTTTGATTTTTATGATTACTTTGGAACAAACATTGATGGACTAAATAGATTTAACTCTATGATTCCAGACAACACTTATTCATCTGGTTTAGATTATGCTAGATCAATCGCAGATGGTTCTAACGTAGACAATATGATTAGCCAAGGTCAAAGCTATTCATCACAAGTGCCTCAAGGCTACACACAACAAGAAGTTGGTAAAAGTGGCTATCAAGGCTTTGATTATTCTGGACTACAAAGACTAATAGACAACATAGGTTAATATGCCCTCACAAGAAGATATCTTAAACTCAAACGAAGCAGAGTTAATTCTAAACTCAGAAACATTCACACACGCTGTAAACAATCTCAAAGAAGATTACATAAATTTATGGTTATTAACCAAAGACAGTGATATAAATAAAAGAGAAAATTTACACAAAGCAATCAAACTTTTACCCGAAATAGAAAAACATTTAAGAATAATAGTAGAGAAGGGTAAGATCACAAAGTCACAACTAGGAAGATTGCATAAAGTTGTGTAAAATTTAATTTAGTATTGTTAAAATACTACTTTACATTTTTAAGGAATGAATATGACCAACAACGCAAAGCCGATTGGTTTACAAACAAATTTAGAACAGACAGAACAATCTTTCGAAAGTTTTTTGACTCCATCGGAACAACCAGAAAACGAACTAGAACAACCATCAGAAGAATTAGTCAACGAAGACGAAGTCATTGAAGATGATGAAATCATTGAAGAAGACCAAGACCTAGAAGACGACTTTGAAGAAGATGAAGACGAACCTCAAGAAGATCAAGTTGAAGTAGAGGAGTCCGAGCAACCACAGCTATATACTATTAAAGTAGATGGTGAAGATACCCAGGTCACGCTTGAAGAACTCCAAAGTGGATACAGTCGCCAAAGAGATTATACGAGAAAAACTCAAGAGTTAGCTGAACAGCGTAAAGCTATTGAAGCTCAACAAAAAGAGGTTTCTCAAAAAGATGCAATTTATTCGCAGTTGTTACCAAAACTGGAAGCAACTTTGAAAGGCGAGTTAGGAAACGAGCCAGATTGGAATGCACTTTATGACGCTGATCCTATTGCCTATGTCCGTGAAAAAGACTTATGGAATGAGAAGAAGCAAAGGTTACAAGCCGCAGAAGCTGAAGCAACTAGACTCCAACAGGAGCAAACTGCAAAGCAACAAGAGGAACTTGAAAAGTTCGTCAAGTACGGTAATGAACAATTGCTAACACAAATTCCAGAATGGCAAGACAACGAAATAGCAGTTAAAGAAAAAAACTCTATTCGGGATTATGGTGTTAATGTTTTAGGCTATTCATCTCAAGAGATGGACAGCGTTTACGACTACCGAGTTTTACTTGGTTTAAGAAACGCATGGTTACAACATAAGACACAACAAGCTACTAAAGTAAAGCCAACTGAAAAGAAAGCGGCAGCTCGAACCGCCCGACCTGGCACTTCAAATGTACCTAAAAGTTCAACACCAGCGAAAAGAGCGCATCAAAGGTTAGCTAAAACTGGCAAAGTCCAGGATGCGGCTAAATTATTTGAACAAATTATATAAACTTTTAAACATAGGAAAATATCATGGCTAAAGTAACAAACGCATTTGATACTTACTCGGCGTCTTCAGATAGAGAACAGCTAAGTAATGTTATCTATAACATCAGTCCTCAAACAACTCCGTTCTTGAGTGCTATAGGAAAAAACTCAATCAGGAACGTAGTTTTTGATTGGCAAACAGAAAACTTACCAACTCCAAGTGGTGCTGGGCAATTAGAGGGTTTTGAACTTGCAAGATCAGCTGCTACAGCTACAGCAAGAGTTAGTAACGTGGCTCAAATATCAAAAAGAGATGCAACTGTATCTGGTTCTCAACAAGCATCTGATCCAGCTGGTAAGAAGTCAGAAATGGCTCACCAACTAGCAATCATGTCTAAAGCTCTTAAGAGAGATATGGAAACAGCACTTTGTCAAAAAGGCGCTAAAACAACTGGTAATGCTACAACAGCAAGAGTAACTGGTGGTTTCGAATCTTGGATTACATCTAACGTATCAAGAGGAACTGGCGGCGGCGGTGCTGGTGGCGGAGCTGCTCCAACTGACGGAACACAAAGAGCTTTAACAGAAACATTATTAAAATCTGTATTGCAAGACTGTTTCGCTAATGGCGGAGAGCCTTCAATGGCAATCTGTGGCCCAGTTAATAAGCAAAAAATATCTGGTTTCACAGGTAGAGCTTCAGCAAGACAAATGGTTGATGCAAACACAGTAGAGGCTTCTGTTTCTATTTACGCATCAGACTTTGGTGAGTTGAAAATAGTACCATCTAACTTCAGTAGAGAAAGATCACTTTTATTAGTTGATCCAGACTTCGCTAAAGTATCTTACTTAAGAGACTTTAAAACAGTTGATATCTCTACAATAGGTGATGCAGTAACTAAAATGATTTTATGTGAGTATGGATTAGAAATGAGCAACGAAGCTGCTCACGGTATAGTCGCAGACTTAACAACTTCATAAGTTAGTTAAACTTAGGGAAGGCTTCGGCCTTCCCACCCTTTATTAAATATGGCAACAAAACGTACAATCACCGATCACAAAACTGGTTACAAATCAGAGTTCATTACAGAGGATGACAAGTTTGTTTATCACACAACTCAAGATGTTGCTCCTGTCATTGACCACGTTAAGAAACTAAGAGACAATACACTTAAGCCTGGAAAAGATATGCGACACATAGCTGAAGTACCCATGGTAATTTGGCAAAAAGCATTACGAGAAGGTTGGTCAAAAGATCCCGCAAAGTGGAAACAATGGCTAAACAATCCAGACAATAACGTCTTTAGAACTTGGCAAGGTAAAGTATGACATATGCAGAATTAAAAACAGCCATAGCTGGTTATCTAAACAGATCAGATTTAACATCTACCATAGATACATTTATTGATAATGTAGAAGCTGAACTTAACAGAAAGTTAAGAACAAAAGACATGATTGTAAGAGCTACTGCAACAGCAGATGCTCAATACTTAGCAGTACCAGATGATTGGTTAGAAGCTATCAATGTAGAAATAACATCAAATGATTTTAGTCCGTTATTTCAACAGTCTATAGAATCTTTAGATGTTTATAGAAAATCAAATAACAACTTAACAGGTCAACCAGTATTTTATGCAATGGTTGATGGTACTATAGAATTAGCACCAACTCCTGACACTCCTTACACCCTACAGCTAACTTATTATGGTAAAATAAATGCACTGAGTGATACCAATGCAACTAACTTTGTATCAGTATCAAACCCAGATGTTTACTTATACGGTGCATTGAAACACGCTTCTATCTACTTGATGGAAGACGACAGAATAGCAATGTTCACACAACAGTTTGAGAAAGCATTAGAAGAAATGAGACTTGCTCAAGAGAAAGCTGCATTTGGTAAGGGTTCTCTAATGATGAGAAGAAAGACTTACGGAACAAAACAAAAAAGAAATTACTACTACGGTAATTAAAGGAGAATACGATGGCAGGATTTAGTGATTATTTAGAAGACAAGGTCTTAGAGCATGTCTTTGGTGGCAATGCTTATTCAGCACCGTCAACATTATATGTTGCTTTATATACAGTAGCACCAACTGATACAGGCGGTGGAACTGAAGTATCTGGTGGCGGTTATGTAAGAAAGACATCAGCATTTACTGTGTCTGGAACTAACCCAACAACAGCAAGTAACACAGGTGCAGTTGAATATCCAACAGCTACAGCAAACTACGGAACAGTCGTTGCAGTTGGTATCTTTGATGCACTATCATCAGGAAACTTGTTAGCATACGCAAACTTAACTACATCAAAAGTTGTAAGTACAGGAGATGTATTCAGATTCAACACTGGTGATTTAGACGTAACACTGGCTTAAGATCATGGCCAGTATAGGCTATAACAAAGGCTACTACTCAAGATCAAAGTATAACGATCTTGCTATACAAGCCGAAGCAACCATTCAAGTCGTTTCAGGAGCTACCGCTACTGGAACACAAATAGATAGAACCACAGCAGTCATACAGGCTGTTTCAGGCTTTACTGCAACTGGTACACAGATTGATAGAGCAGTTGCAAACATTGTAGCTGTATCAGATGTCAATGCAGTAGGCAGAAAAACACACGGTGCTAATGCAACCATTGCAGCAGTATCAGACTTTGACTCACAAGCATTTATAACCGCAGCTGGTTTCTCAACCATTGCACAAACATCAGGCTTTGATGCAACAGGTAGAGCAACATTCGCAGCCGCATCAACGATCAACCAAACCAGTAGCCTTGTAGCTGTTGGTGGTCTAAAATGGGAAGATATAATTGTTCCAGACGATACATGGACAGATCAGATAGTTGCAAGTGCAACATGGACAGATCAAAGTAACCCATCAACAAATTGGACTGAATTAGACAAACAAGAGGCAGCTTAAATGGCAGATACATATACAACTAATCTAAACTTAACAAAACCAGAACCAGGTGCAGCAGAAGATACCTGGGGTATTTCGCTTAACGCTGACTTAGACTCTCTTGATGCAATCTTTGGTTCAGGTGGTACAGCAGTATCTATGGGTGCTGTTACCTTGGATGGTTTGACTGTTAGTGACACAGGTATTCCACAAATTTTAATTCAAGACCTTGATGGTACAAACCAAAAAACATTTTTAAAGCAGTCTAATGGAGCTAATACAATAATGGCTCAAGATGGAACATCTCATGGAAGGACTCTGTTTCAGTCTTACAACGGTACGAACATAATCACAAGACAAAGAATTGATGCTAACGGAGACATCTCTTTCTATGATTCAACAGGTACAACTCAAGGTTTTTTTTGGGATGCGTCTGATGAACAATTGGGTATTGGAACAACCAACCCAGCATATACACTAGATGTTAATTCAGGGACTACAAATGATACAGTTAGATTTAAATCTTCAGACGATACAGTAACTATAGTATTAGAAGATAACGACACAGTTAATGAAATTGAATCTAGTGCTGTAGGTATACGTTTTGATTTAAGCGGTTCTGAAAAATTGAGAGTTAATTCAACAGGTATAGACGTAACAGGAACGATTACTGCTGATGGTTTAGACCTTGGTGACGGAAGTGTTCTTAACGTAGGAACTATTGCACTTGATAAAATTAAGGGTGATGCAGATGATAATACCAACATTACGTTTGCAGGTAATGATACAACCACATTCAATCAAGGTGGCACAGAACGCCTAAGAATTAACTCAACAGGCATAGACGTAACAGGAACAGTTAAAAGTGATGGTTTGACTGTTCAGGGTGATGCTTACTTTGATACTAATAATGCTGGTAGAGCATTATATATAACTAGATATGGTACTGTAACCAGCGAATCAGCAGCTTTAAATGTAGATGATAATGATTTAATTTTAGATAGTATACAAGACGAACAATATGGTGGTTATGTTTTTAAAGGTACGCATAATGGCACGGGTACAAGAACAAGATTAAATATTGACAACAACGGAGACATATCATTCTATGACTCAGCAGGAACTAGCCAAGCTTTATTTTGGGATGCTAGTGCTGAGAGATTGGGACTGGGAACTACAGCACCGACAAGAGGAATACATTTAAAAGAATCAGATGGCTGGTCACAAATTAGACTAGAGGGTGCATCAGGTTCAGGTGGTTCAGAAATCTTAATGGGAGACTCCACCACTGAATCTAAAGGTCGCATTCAATACGTCAATAGTGCTAATTACATGCGATTTGATGGTAATGGCACAGAACGCATGAGATTAAATTCAACAGGTCTTGGTATAGGCACAAATTCGCCTTCCGACAAATTAGACGTAGGAGGAGCATTAAGGCTTACTGCAAATATTAGTTTTGATTCAAACAAATCAGGAAGAATCTATAAAGCAAGTAATCATGGATTAGCCTTTCATGGAGTGACAGGAACTGCAAATGACTTTGCAATGTTTAATCCTTCTGGTCAGTTAATGGTTGTAAATCCAACTGGAACAAATGATGTATCTCTTATACCAACAGCAGATGGCTCAGTTGGAATCGGGACTACCAACCCACAAGCCAAGTTACAAATAGACGATGGTTATTTTTATTTTAAAAATGATTCATACAGCGATAACAACAGAATAGGTTTTGGTAACCCAGCTAGAGACGGAGATGCTGGTTATATTGATTATATAGGTGTTGGCAACTTTACAGGTCATTTAGCATTTGGTCTTGTTACATCAGCTTCAAACACAGGAGCTACAGAGGTTGCTAGGTTTGATAATAATGGACGATTGGGCATAGGCACCAGTTCGCCACAAGGTACTCTTCATGTAGAAGGTGCAGCAGGTGTATCAGGTGGTGGTATTATTTATGTCACTGATGCTGATAATGGAAGCACAGCAAGTGATGCTTTACAAATTTCTAAATCAGGCGATACAGCTTTTATCTACAATAGAGAAACTTCAGGTAATTTACAATTAGGTGCAGGTGGTAATGCAAAC